CTACAGGCTGTCCCGGGCAATTTCGCTGAACGCACGCTCGTCGCGCCGACCGAGGCGCGGCAGCCCTTCAGGCCACTCCTCGCGCCAGTCGAAGCCGTCCAGCTTGCGCATGTCTTCGATTGCCGAACGCCACCAGATCACTTTGCACGCGCGCTGATAGTCATCATTACTCATCACGCTGCCGTACAGCAGCTTGCGGCCGATGCCCCGCAGCTCGCGCGGCACCCGCTTCAGGCTCCACTTCACCGACAACCGCGCCAGCCACGAAGGCACAGGACGATACGCCGGCACCTTGAGGGCCAGGCTTGGCATCTGCGGATGGAAGCCCTCGCCGTGCTTGGCGAAGAAGATTTCCAGGATGGCATGCACGTACTGTTTCATCGCGAAGTAGTGGCTGATCACCCCACGCGCTTCGTTGACCTGCGCCCCGTGCAATTCGAAGGAAAAGGCGATCTGTTCGATGGTGTGCAGGTCACCGGTGTAGGGCGTCCAGGCATCGATGCGGGGGATGGCGCGCTCGGCAATGCCGACATTGCAGCGGGTGAAACCCATGACGCCGCTGTTGCAGAGCCGCAAATCATCGGCCGGCGCATTTCCAGCCTCGGCCAGCCCGGCGCTGAAGCGAAGGTAGTCACTGCTGCGCGACGCCTCGGCCCAGCTCGTCTCCACTTCATCGACCAGGAACTGGCCGGCATCGACCTGGCTGAACAGCTTCAACGGCGATTGCAGGAACACCGTATCGGTATCGATGAACACGGTCTTGTCCGCCCACTGCCCGGCCTGAGCAATGGCGCAGGCCTTGCGCCGGTGGGTGTAGCCGCCGTCGCCGGTCCAGGCCTGCAAGGTCTGCTCGTCCAGCGTGATCACTTCCACCGGCCAGCCAGCAAAAGCCTGTGGCTGATCGGTAAGTACACGGATCACTGGCAGCTCAGCCGGTTTGCAACGCGCCATGGCGGTGAGGATGCTGAGTTTGGCCTCCAGCTGATAGATCCGGCGCTCGCCATAAAGGAGGTAGATCAGCTGTTGCTTTACATAGGGAACTGGGCTGGACACATTCATCGTACGGGTCACGGCTAGAGGCGTTTGTCGAGGGCCGCGCATTCTAGAGGTTAACGCCGCACGGCTCCACCTTTGCCGCCAGGCTGCGCGAACATGCCCCAATGCCTGCGCCTGCATCTCGCTGAAAAAGCCTGTACCATTGCCGGTTTACCCTTGCCAACCAGATCACCCGCTGTAAGGCCCTGAATGTCAGATCTTTCCGCACACACACCGATTGTGCTGCAGTAGGAACAGTATAAGGCGCCAAAGCCCCGCAGCATCAGGGGTTGGGCGCCTTTTTTCATTCTGGCATCACCTTAGACTTAGGCATAGATTGGCATGGAATGGCGTACGGTTTGCCCCATTTTTGCCCCATCACCCTCCCCTCTCAACGCAGGCCGACCCAGCCACTGATCGCGGTCAAATCGCTGCTTGCTTCGTACAGCTATAATCTTTGAGCTGGCAAAAGGAGTTTGTCGATGAAACGCGACCGATCAGTGGAAGAGCTACGCGCCCTAGTCCTGGCTAATAACCCTCAACTTAATGCGGCCGAGCTCGACGCCTTAACAGACCTCCAAGTTCTCGAACGGGTCAGAAATTCGATCATAGTGGATGATCGACCTGGGCAAATCAGAGATTTAGAGCTGGAGCAGGTGTTAGCTTTTCTGGATTACCCATAAAAAAACACCGCTCCAAACAGACCTTGCAGTGATCCCCTCCAACGGGGATAGGGATTTGAACCCGCCCGCGTTGCCCGGTAGGCCGCATTAGCCCCGAAAACATGGCCATCGAGCGGCCGTATGAAGGGGCACTACGGCCTGATCCGGCCCCGTTTCTGCCCTAAATTTGCCCTAAGATCAGTTCGCACTTTCCGACTCGTCAGCTAAAAACGATTGTCCTCATCGCACCCAGCAAACGCGTGGCGCACCTACCTTGACATACCCCGCACCCGCAGCTTAGTTAAGGCCGAAGCCTGAAATTTTACGCGCCGCGCTCCCGCTCCAGTTCCTGCAAACGAAGGGTGGCGGTCTCCTCCACCAGCATATACATGCGCTCGATCTGACCGGGCTCCAGTACCTCAAGCCGTTCCAAGGCCTCGACCATGCCTTCGACTCGGGCCTGCGCGATCAGGCAATTGCCGATTCCGATAGCCCCGCTGATTTGAGCCAGGCGCCGGCGCAACCCGCCATGCAGAGACGGCGGCAGGATCAGCCCAGGCAAGAACTCACCGGTATGCATAACTTCCCCTCTGCTTCGCAGGCGAGACGGCGGCAATCTCGAAATAGTCACCGCTACCGGATATCCCCTGCACCGGGCCTTCGAACACCGTGCCATCAGGCAGCACGATGACGGCGCGGGTCAGGTCAAAGCCTTTGAGTAGATCGACACCGATACTCCGGCCCACCAGCACCGATACTGGCGCTGCGGAGGTGTGTCGGCTGACAACCACCTCCACACAGGGGCGTTCGGCCGTACGCCCGAGACCCGGCGCCAGGCCGTAGATCAAGGTCAGGTCGGCCGGGCCCCGATATGACAGCATGGTACTCAAAGCGTGACATCACGAAGAAAAGCTAACAGTACTTCAATTTCCGCCTCGCTCAGTTCTTTGCGCTGCAGGGCGGCGAAGATATGCCCATGCACCAGGCCGAGGTCGTAGGAGAGTTGGCTGGCTGGGCAGCGCGTCATACTGGCCAGCAGGCCGACGAGGGCGCTGCGCGGGCCGTGGTCCATACGCTGGAGCGCCGGTAGCAGCTCGGTTGGCAGGGTAGCCCAGTCGGCAACGTAGTTAACCGCAAGCCTTGCACGCAGGCCTAGGCCGGCATTATCGGTCATCGCTGACAATTCCTTGTAGCCAGTGGTAAAGGTGGAAACACTTTAGTGCTTTGGATAAATCAAATGGTTCACTCTGGGAAGCGTCGGCACTGAAAGGCCCCACATCGTGGGAGCGACCGCTTTATCCAGCGTAGGGCAGACAACGCGCCCGCGCCCTAGAGTATCGCGGGGCAACACGCCCTTTGGCACTCAGTTTTGATTGCACTTAAGAGCTTGATTCGGCATAGAATACGCCGCGGTTTGCCCAAAAGTTTCTATCCGCTGTTACTTTCAAGGACTACAGATGAATGACAAAGCGACCATTACAGCCGATACATTAGAGCTGCTGCTGCTGAATCAAACTGCTATCCGAGCGGCTTTGGAAGAAATATCCCTATGGGTTAATAATCGAGGATCAACAGTAGTTCATGAGAATGTGAGAGCCGCCCTCGCCACCTTAGATCTTCATGAAAAAGAGATAGCCTTGGGGATAGACTGCTTACGGTCTTGACCGGCATGACTCGGAGTCGCCCGCCCCCCACTGTAAGCGTCTGGCCAAGTCGTATTGCATGAAATGCTGGTGTGCCTTGCCGGCTCAGCACCCCATTGTTGGCATTTCCCAGCTTGGGATGTGACTCTCTCGGTCGACGAGAGTAAGATAGGTGGTTGGTTTTTTCGGGTTAGCGGACGTCATCATGGAGTAGTGGTTTAGGGTTGACCTTGGCACCGGCGCGGCGGTTTTTCAGCAGCTACGCGATCTTCGCGAGCTAAGGTATCGGCACGACCCGGACGTCACCTCGGAACGGATCTACATCGTCGTTACGGATACTGATACCTCTGAGACTTTTGCCTATTTACCACCTGGAAATACGGTCTTAGCTCGCAACTGTGGCGCCCAATCGTGCGATCCGCTAGACCTGGACGCTAAGCGCTTTACCGTGCTGTCCTACGAAGACTTTCCAATTGTTCCAGCATTCTAAGCTCCATTCACTTGAGCCCATTGATGCGCCAGCAACTCCCAAATTTTGCTGGCTTTATGGCTGGGCAGGCGCGTGAGTACATCTTTGAGATAGGCATATGGATCATGCCCATTCATTCGCGCCGACTGGATCAAACTCATGATTGCCGCAGCCGGCTTACCGCTGCGTAGCGACCCGGCAAACAACCAGTTCTGCGCGTCAGCGCTACCCAGTGTTTGAGGCAGTAATCGAGGGCTTTGGCTGTAGCTGACCCGTTAGGCACCAGGTCGCGTTGGGCCAACATCCAATCATGTAAACCCCAATGACGGGTGTCATGATGGGGCTTTACCACCCCTAACCTCCCGAAGAACATCTTTCGTCTAGCCGTGGTTCGCTATTCGCGTGGGGACGGATGAAGCTAGATCGCGGGCTCGGGCCGTCCCCCAAATCAAGGCTGTAGTCATGGATTCACTTGGCCTATCGGTATGGGCCTCCTCATGAAGGCTTAGACCCTTGGGCCCATACAAGCCAATGAACAGCTGAGTGACACCCAGTCGAGACAAACGGACTTGGACATCTATCGTGAACCCCGAGTCCAGCTTTTCTGAGTGGGTACGACAATGCAGTTCGGGATCTGCCCAAGCCCAGTAGGTGTCACCTCTGATTCTCATGCCGCCCTCCATTCAAAATACGGTAAGTAAGGCATATAGACGAAGCGGATTCCAGCGCAAGGCACCAAAAAAATGAACGAAATGGGAGTATGAGTGTATCTATTCTGGCATACCGCCCAAAGGCGGGGAGCAAGCGCCAGCAGCGGGAGGGTACTCCTTCGTGGTGGGTTCAAATACGAAGCTATAAACAGGATGTAGCCAATGACAGGCCCACAGCTTTACATCATTGAGTACACATTGGGCGGAGAAAAGCGGAGCTTTATCATCCGCCTTGAGAAGATGGACAATGCGGAGGCTTGGCACTGGGCGTCTTGCGATGCTGGTATCGGAACGATTCCCCGCTTCGGGCAGCAAAAGATTCGGAAGGTTTCGCGCCCGATGGCTGAGCGGTATGGTCTTGCCAACGTGACATGGCGTGTATCAGGTAACGGATCCGAGTTTAAACCCCTACCGTTTGATCCGAAGCGTTTCAACACATAGGGCTAGATAGGCTTTTTCACCTTTGCTCACCTCGCTACCGCTCCCCGGCTTGGGGTTCTCGATCAGACGAACAAGCCACCCAATGAGTCCGGGGCCCAGTTCATAATTACCAGTTCGCCGGTGACCTCAGCCTTGCTCTGCCGCTGATTTGTTGTGCTGTACCGGATATCTAGGGACTCGAAGTGAAAACCCTCAAACGCTCGGCGGATGTCTGGATGGTCGTTGATGCTGACCATCACCCTGCCCTTGCAACGGCGCATGAACTCGGCCATTCGCTCGTACTCCTCGAAGGGGAAGTCGACGCCATAGCCGGCAGTCTGCCAGTAAGGCGGGTCCATGTAGAAGAACGTGTGTGCTCGATCGTAGCGCTCGGCACAGTCAAGCCAAGACAGGTGTTCAACGTACGTCCCGGCAAGACGCTGCCACGCAGCTGATAGGTTCTCCTCAATGCGCAGGAGGTTGATCGCTGGACCTGTGGTGGCGGTACCGAATGCTTGACTGGTGAGCTTGGCGCCGAACGCATGCTGTTGCAGGTAAAAGAACCGCGCGGCTCGCTGGATATCGGTCAGCGTTTCAGGGCGCGTCATCTTCTGCCACTCGAAGATCTGCCGGGAGCTGAGCGCCCATTTGAACTGGCGAACGAACTCCTCCAAATGGTTCTGCACAACGCGGTAGAGGGTGACCAGATCACCGTTAAGATCGTTCAGCACCTCCACCGGGGCGGGCTGGGGACGCATGAAGAACAACGCGGCACCGCCGGCGAAGACTTCAACGTAGCATTCGTGAGGGGGAAAGAGTGGGATCAAGCGGTCGGCCAGGCGGCGTTTGCCACCCATCCAGGGGATGATTGGAGAGGACATAGGTATGCAAGTCTTTACTGTATGGATAAACAGGTGTTAGGCTCGCCGCGCTTTGTGCACAAGGCAGAGGCCACGGCTGGACTTGCAGGAAGGGTCTGCGGGTTCGGCGGGCCGGGCTGGATGTTGACGCATCCTCCTGGCTCGCCTCTTTTTACTTGGTGACTTCGCGCACGTAGGCCTGACAGGCCTTCAGTGCAATCAGCCCCCGGTCGCCCTCGTCTGTGATGGCGACAATTCGTTGAGCATGCGCTGGGTCAAGTTGGGCGCGTACGGCGCCATGTACCAGGCTTCCGGTGCCGGCGGTTTCTCGCACCCCACCGTCACCACCCGGGGTGGCAAAGGCTCCGGCGTCGACAAGGACTGACAACCGCAGATCAGCGGTAGCAAGCTGGTCACGCAGGCGATCTTGAGTTTTTTGAGCATCGTTCATCTCCTGCCAATGTGTTTTGCCCTGCTCCTGCAGGCGAATCTCCAGGGCTTGTCGCTGAGTCTTCTGCTCCGCCAACTGCTTCAATGCTGCAGCTGCAGCCTCTTCACGCTCGCGGCCATAGGCTCGATCCTTGTCGGCCAGCTGCCGAATGGAATCAGCGGCCTGATCAGCAAGCTGCCGACCGTACTCGCTGGCCTGCCACGTCCAGGCGCCACGACCGCCCACATAGAGCCCGAGTGCAACGGCCAGCAAGGCGATACGCCAACTCAGCGACATTACTGCAGCACCTCAAGCGCCCGTTTGTAGAGCGCTTGGCGATCTTTCAAGCCGTTCAGGCCACCATTGATGCGACGGGTGATCGACTCGAAAACTGAGTCATCGGCCTGCTGCACCTTGTCAGCCAGGGTGTTAAGACCCGTCCGCTGCCAATACCAACCAGCCGACAGCGACGCATAAACCGGCTGCTCGAGCAGGTCCGGGGTATTGAGCAAGCGACTGTCACCGAACAGTGCCTCACTGCATGCTTCGTAGTTGTCACGCCCAGTGATCTGAATCAGCCCACGGCCACGGTACCGCTGACCATCACCATCAGCCGCCGGGGTATTGCCGAGACGCTCCGCCAGGCGTCCAGTGTCGTACTTGGCCAAGTAGGCATCGTTTCCGAGCTCACGCACGTACAGCAGCTGGCCAGACTCATGGCCGACCTGGGCGAGGAACGCGGCCATACGTTTGGGCGTGATGATCGAGTACTTGCCCATTGTCGCGTTGAGGCCAGGAACAAAAACGCCGGCTTTGCGGCCGGCGTTGGGGAGGATCTGTTGCAGTTGTTGAACTGAGATAGGCATTGGTGTCTCCAGTGATGGCCGGAAGCGGCCGAGGGAATCAGAGCTGCTCAACCTTGAGCGGCTTTTCGACTTTCGTTTTCTTGCCCGAGGCCTTGGCCTTGCCCTTCTTGCCGCCGTTGCACTCCACGGTTGTGGTCCACCCGCTTGCTGTGAATACCTGCTCAACGCTTTCAACCAGGTACTCGCCATCGAGCCCAACCTTGAAGCCCTGGGCGTTGATCGTGCACTCGGCGAACAGGTCGTGCCGGCCCGCCATCTCCAGACGCACGCCCGCAGTGCTGCGGTTAAACGCGGCCAGACGCGCCTTGGCAGCCTGTTTGGCAGCAGTCTCGTTGGGGTAGATGTGGCGGTCGGTATGAACCGGAGGCAGACCGTCTGGCGACTCGTCGTTGTCCAGCTGGACTACTTTCAAAGCGCCGCTCTTCGGGTCCTGATGCTGTGCTTTCACTGCTTTCTGCGTGCTGCGGTCCGATAGCCGAAACTGGTACCGAGAAACGTCCGTCTTGTTGATGGTGACCACCTGCAGGGACTTGCCCGAGGTGCTCTTGCCACCCTGCCGAGGCATCACCAGCAGCTTGCCCTCGGCAACCTTGGCTGTGCTGTCGTACTGACGGGCCAAGCGAGTGACAAAGTTAAAGTCCGACTCGTTGCGCTGATCGATGCGCTCTACCTTCGTCGTGACCGGGCAGACCACCTCCCAGCCGTTACGCTTGGCGATCTCAGTGACAATTTCTGACAGCGGCACATTCTCCCAACTGCCGCTACGGATGGTCTTGCCACTGCCACGCATGTCGCTGGCCTTGCCTCGTATGGTCAGCTCATCGGGCGGTCCGGAGACTTGCACTTCGTCGACGGTGTAGGCGCCCATGCGTTTGAGCGGCTGGCCCTCGTAACCCAGCAAGACCTCCACCACCCCTCCCCGCGCTGGCAGCGCCACTGCCTGGTCGCGGTCGTCAATGCGTAGCTCAAACTCGTCCGACTCCATGCCGGGCTTATCCGAGATCCGCAGTAGCAACAGGCGGTCATTGATCAGCGCGGTGATGTCCTTGCGGTCGGCGATGACTCGATACGTTGGTTTCATACGTGCTCCAGATACAAGAAACCCCGCGCGGGGCGGGGCTCGTTACGCGTGACTTGAAGGAGGTCAGTCGAACAGCTGCAGCAGCTCGACCGCCGGCGCCGACAAGTCGGGCAACTGGATCAGCAGGCCGGCTCGGTACGGCTGCACCTCCCTGGCCAGATCCGGATTAGCCTCCAGCACCACCTCGACACTACCGTTGAGGTGTCCGTAATAGTGCTGGCAGATCACGTCCAGCAGATCCCCGTCAGACGTTCTGCAGGTCGTTGCCATAGCTCACAAACTCCAGGTTAAAGCCCTGTTTACGGGGGATGCCGCCTGCCAGCAGGTGACTCTGTTCCTCTTCCACACTCACCAGGCACCAGTCGCCCAGCACCTCGCCATAGCCGGTGACCAGTTTCAACGCCTGCAGGTTGCGGCCAATGCTACGCAGCACCTTCAGTTGATTAATGCCGCCCTTGTGGTGCGGGAAGATCGCACCCTTGAGCGTGATCTTTTCCTCACCCAAGCCGACCGCCTGCTGCGCCACACTGCGACGCAGGCGCTCTTGCCCAGCCCAGCGATACGACGCCTGTCGGCGCAGCTCGTCGAAGGGCGCAGTGCCCAGGTTGAAGTAATACGGCTGCAGCTTAGGGTCATGCGGCTGGATGATCAGCAGATGCGGGAACGGGGCAACCGCCTCAGGAAGCGGTGTAGCCGATCCCATCAGGCCGCCCGTGGGCAGGATGTTGGCCAGTGATGGGCTAACCAGCCCCGCCACCCGCCCAGCCTCGGCGGTTACCTTGGACGCCATCGTCTTAAACGTGCCCAGGCGTTCCTGCACCTGAGCAGCGCCGGTGACGGCTCGGCTATACATCGACGCCACCTGCCCCACCTGGGACTGCGCTACGTTGATACTTCGCACGATCCGACCAAGCTTTGCACCAGCCTCAGCCCCTATGAACGGTATGTTTTCCAGCTCCGACGCGGCACCAGTGATGCTCCCGACCGCACTGTTGAGCGGGGACAGCATGCCGTCCACACCTTTGCGCCCAGCTTCCCCAGCTGAAACCAGCCCGGAAAGGGATGACTCCAGCTGCACCATGTAGGCCATAGGCCCTCCTTACACATGGGGTTGATCGAACAATTGGGTCGAGGCCGTGCGCGCAGACAACTCACGCTGCCAGCCATCAAACAGCCGCCTCACACCTGATTCCAGCTCGCGCAGTAGCTCCGCCGGGTCCTTCACATCGCCAGTGACGTTGATCGGAATACTCGGCGCGAAGGTGAACGACTGTTCAACCTTCGGAGCCGGGGGCGGCGCTGAGACTTTGGCTGACTGGACAAGGTCGGGCATGCGGGGCGGGGCAGGCGCCGATTTGGCCACCATGTCGCGTACCAGGTCCCCCAACCCCGCCGGCAAGGTATCGGGCCGGGGAATCGCTTGAGGTGAAACACCAGCAGCTGCAGGCTTGCGCTCGCGGTTGTTGATGCTCACTGGAGCCGGCGTCGACGTAGCTGGGGCCTCGCGCACCGCCTCACCCAGTCTCGTCGGAGGGTTTTCTGACGCAGGTTGCGGCTGAGCTGGTGGTAGCACCAGCCCTGCACCAGGGAAGCGCACCTTGTTTGCCGTCAGAGCCGGCAACAGATACGGATCCTTGGACCCCGGCTCAAGCGGATCATATGACACTGATGGGGTGGCTGGCGCCGGAGCGGCCACGGCTTTCACCGTGTCACCCAGCTTGAGCGGCTCCTGCAGCCCTGGCACTGGTTCAGACTCGATCACCGGCTCAGGTTGTACCGGCGGCCGCACCAAGGGCTCACCTGGGAATCGCACCTTGTTGGCCGTCAGTGCCGGCAACAGATATGGGTCCTTGGCCTCGGGATTGACCGGGTCATACGATGCAGCCGGCTCGACCGGTGGCGGGGCGGCCAACGCTCGCACTGTGTCGCCCAACCGCGGCGGCTCCTGCAGCAGGGGACCTGGCTCAGGCTCGGGCACGGACTCCGGTTGAACCGTCGGCCGCACCAGGGGCGCACCCGGAAAACGTACTTTGTTGGCCGTCAGCGCCGGCAACAGGTATGGATCCTTGGCCTCAGGGCCGAGCGGGTCGTACGACACTGCCGGAGCGGCTGCGGCTCTCACCGTGCCACCCAGCTTCGGCGGCTCCTTTGGTGCCGGTTCCGGCTCAGGCACTGGCTCGGGTTGAACCTGCGGCCGCACCAGGGGCGCACCAGGGAAGCGTACTTTGCTCGCCGTCAGAGCCGGCAACAGGTACGGGTCCTTCGCCCCCGGATCGAGCGGGTCATATGACACTGCTGGAGCGGCAGGTGGCGGAGGCGCCATGGCTTTTACCGTGTCACCCAGCTTCGGCGGCTCCTGCCGCATTGATGCTCGCTGAGGCTCGGGCACCGGTTCAGGCTGAACCGGCGGCCGCACCAAGGGCGCACCCGGGAAAGGGACCTTGTTGTCTGTCAACGTGGGCAACAGGTACGGATCTTTTGCACCGGGGCTGAGGGGATCGTATGCCACTACGGGCGCGATAGGCGTTGGGGCCGGTACGTTGCGCACGGTCTCACCCAATGCCGGTACCGGCGCTGCAGGCAATGGTGGCGGCTGCTCTGCCCTGCCTTCCGGCTTGTCTTCCTCCGCATGGAGCACCGTGGCCTGCAAAGCCTGCCCCGGCATCTGCGGGCTTTCCGGCGTTGGCTTGTCCTCCGCATCAGTTTGCTCGTCACCAAACCAGCGTTTACCCAGCCAACTGCCCAGCGATTCGCCACCCATGCCGCCAAGCACGGCGCCGACAGCACCACCCACTGCAGTACCAATAACTGGCACTACCGAACCGATGGCCGCCCCTGCAGCGGCGCCCGCGAGAGTCCCTGCGAGACTGCCGGCCGCGCCCCCATAACCTTCCGCTTTCTCTTCCTGAGAGCTGGCATTGATCGCGACATCAATCGCGGCAGCGCCGACATCAACCACATTCCCGCCAGGCAATCGCTTGGCAAGACGGGTAACGCCACGCACCGAGCGAGCGACCCTGCCCAACTCCTCAACACCGGTCACCGCTTTCGGTAGAGCCGCAGGTACAGACGCAGGGATAGCGGGCCGTACGGATGGAAGCTTTGTCTGCCCCACCACCTGCTTCGGCCGGGCTGTGGCGCTTTGCCTGCTCTCGCGTCGACGGGCACGACGTCGGCTTCTGCGACTCCCCCGAGCAGGGGCGGCAGGGGCACTATTGGCAACGCTGCTGCCGATCCCGTTGAACGCATCGGCGTTAACCACAAATACGCGCTGGGTGTCATTGCCGCCGGCCTGCGGTTCATTTGCGGATGTCACTTCCGGCTGCGTCGCAGGGAACAACTTGCCCAGCAAGCCGAGACCGGTATCGACCACCCTACTGCCCGTCTTCGGCAGTTCAATGGGCGCCCGGTCATTACGCCCTGGGCGACCGGCCAAGCGATCAAGGCTTCGCCCGCGAGCGATGTTGAATACGCCCCGCCCGATTTTCAGTGCACTGGACGCGGTCATGAACGCTACAACCGCCGCCGTGATGCCGGCGATGCCCAATACGACCGGCTGGAAGTTGTCCGCAAGGGAGGTCATCCCATGCGCGACCGAGGTCAGCCCCTTGGCCACCAGGTCGGTCGCGGGGCGGATGGCATCGCCAATGCTGCGCATCGAGTCGTTGACCGCCTGCCCCAGCTCGGCCCACTGCTGCGCAGAGGTCTCTCGGCGCTCAGCAAGGTTCTTATCGAGGATGCCCGAGGCTTTCTGCGAGTCGGCTTTGAGCTCCTCATACAAGCCCCGGTTTTGCCCGTAGGCTGTGAGCGCGGCCTTGACCTGCATGTCAGCGAAGATATCGCCAGTGCGCAGGGCCTTTTCCAGGGCATCCAGCGCTGCCTTGGCTTTTTCCGGGTCGACTTCCTTGTCGATTTTGGCCTTGGCGGCCTCGATCTTCTTTGCCTTTGCCGGGTCAGTGGCCTCGACGTACCTCATGGCCAGGGCCATGGACGCCTCGATGACGTTCATGCCCTTCTGCAGACCGGTATTCAGTGAGGACTGGTAATCGATCCCCGCATCCTTGTAGGCCTTCACCACCTCGCCAGAACCGATCTTCTCCATCCAGTTCTTGAAGTTGTTCGCCGCCTCGTCCGAACTGCCGGCGGTCTTCATCTGGACTTGCAGCATCGAGCCCAGCGAGGTCACCGCATCCAGCCCGGTGATACCGTTCTTCTCCATGCCGGCGAGCAGTTGCGGGAACCACTTGGCCATGTCGCTGGCCTCGAAGCTGCCCGCCTGGCCTTGGTAAGCGATAGCTTCCAGCGCCTGCTGCATGACCTTCGGATCGCTGATCTTGGCGTTTTGCTGCAGCGCCTGAATCATCGACGCCGTATCGACGCCAGAGGAGCCTTGGCCGATAGCGAACTTGGCAGCCACCGGCGCATACGACAGCGCCTTGTCGAGGTCCATACCGGCGCCGACCAGTTGGTTGACCAGGTCGGCCACGTCATTACGCGACATACCAGTGTCTTTGGCCGTATCAATTACCGTCCGGGTGAGCTGCCGCTCCTCCGGTTTATTGACAATATCGGCCTTGATCGCAATGTCACGGATGATCGCTTGATAGTTCGCACTGATCATCGTCGGCACAGCAGCTGCGCCCGTGGCCACCACCGCCTTGCCGATGTTCGACTTGAGCGATTCCTTGCCCGCCTGCAGCTGCTGGTGGCCCTTCAGTTGCAGATCGGCGGCTCTCGCCTCGCGCCCCAGCCGCTGATACTCGCGACTGAGGCGCCCAACCTCAATGCCTTGCTTGCGCAAAGCATCCAGGTTGCTGTCCAGCTTGCGCAGCAGTTTGTCGGCGCCGGCAGCGCCGCTGTCATGTGCACGCTTCCACTCTTCGCGCAGCTTGACCGTTTCGCCAATGGTGCTTTTCAGCACCTTGGCCCTGTTGCCTTTGGCTTCCAGCTTCTGGATGCCGCTCTCGACCGTCTTGAATGCAGCGCCTACCGACGAGGCGACAGCACCCCCGATCACCAGCGATAACGCTAGTTTGCCTGCCATCGGTGCCCCCTATGCAAGCTCAATCCGTCAGCCACCACACCATGTCCGCATAGGACATGGTCTGGATCTCTGCGGCCGAAAAATTCAGCTCAGCCGCAAGTCGCTTGGCAGCTTGCTTCTGCGTGGCCGGATTAAAGCTCGTCGTCTCGCACCAGAAAGTTGTACCCGGTCGCGAGGCGGTTGTAGTCCTTGTAGGTGAGCCCCTCCAGGTCCTTGACATGCACCTCAGCCAGGGAGGCGAAAAGGTTCAGCTCGCGCTGCTCGTCGTCACCGTCCGAGGTTTTGGTCGAGTTGCGGATATCGCGCACAGTCGGCGCGCGCAAGGTGATGTGGTCCTGCTGGACGCCGTTGAGCTCGGCCGGGCTGGTCAGCATTACGGTGACGCGGTCAGCTTCCAACTGGATGAACTTAGGCAATGGCTTAGCCATGATCGGGTGTCCTTGATTTGAAGGGGGATGTGAAGGGATTTGAAAGGGCTTTACAGGCCGAGGTCGCGGCGCTGGCTGGCCAACTGGTCGACTCCATTGATGACGCGCTTCATACCGGCCGGATCGATCTCGTAAATTGTCTCGCCGCCGACCTCAAGCTTGTAGTAGGTCACAGCAATGGAATGCTTGAGTTCGGCCTTGTCGCCGGGCTTCCAGTCGCCCATGTCGATCTCTTTCAAGGTGCCGCGCTGGGTGACGATTACCGCTTTGGTTTCGCCTTTCTGGCCCTTGAACGACCCCCGGAACGTACCGTTGAAGGCGTTGCCGTCCGCGAGGCCGTAGAACTTCAGCGATTCCTTGCGCACGCCGGTGGTGGTGAAGTTGGACTCCATCTTCTCCATGCCCACGTCCATCTCAATCGGCATGTCGTAACCGCCGGGCCGGTGCTCCTCAGTCTTGAGCGTAAGCTTGGGGAGGGTCAGGCTGGGCACATCGCCCTGGAAGCTGACGCCATCTACAAACAGGTTCAGGTTGGCCAAAATTTCGGGAATCATTGCCATGGATTGCGCTCCTTATGCGACTTGGTCGAGGACTTCGGTCAGCCACTGGTTGGTAACTTCGATCCGGAAATTCGGGTTCTCAGCCGGCGGAACGTCGGTGAAGCGAATGTTCCAATACACCTTGCCCTGCTCAAGCTGGCTGGCCGTGTTGAGCACCGGATCGGCGTAGACCTCGAAGTTGATGATTGCGCCCTGGGCTTTCAGGTCGCGCATGAAGGCCTGCAGGCCTTCGGTCACATCGCGGATGTAGGTCGAGGTGATGCCCCGGTCCACCGCCCACTTGTGCCCGTACAGAATTGCGTCCATGACCATGTCCATGGTCCGCACGCGGGTGACGAACGCCCATTTCGAATCGCTCGACAACGTGCGGTTGCCCCACAGGCGGAAGCCGTCGTCGCGGATGATGGTCGCGATATTGGCGTTGTTCAGCAGGTTGGCCCGGCATGTCTCGTCGCCATCCAGGTACTCGATGGCACGGGCGGTGCCGGTAATGCCGACGAACTCTTTGTTCGATGGCGACGACCAGAAGCCGTATTCGCTGTCGGTGTAGGCAAACATGCCTGCTGCCCAGGCCGAGGCCGGCGCGTCTACGGTCGCGCTGGTGGTGGTGTCCCACATCTGTACGCCGGGGTCGACCATGTACAGGCGCTTGGAACCGAACAGCTTGGCGTAGGTGGTAGCCGCCTCATCGGTGGTATTGGGGCCGTCGATGATTGCCACGGCGCGCAGCTTGGCCGCAATCGAATCCATCGCGGTAGCCACCGCCTGGGTCGCGCTGTGCTTCGGCGCAATGATCAGACGCGGCTGGGCGTTGAAACGGCTTTTGCCATCAAGCAGCGCCTGCAGGCCGGTACGCTTGCCGCTGGCCTGTACGCCGCCAATGATCGCGGAAGTTTGCGCGGCTGCGTCGGCGCCCTTGGCCACGCCCGTGGCGACGATCACGGCCTTGGAGCGTGCATAGATGGCCTGACAAGCCTTGGTGATGGCAGCGGCAGCGCCGAACGCGGCGACGGCCTCGCGCTCGTTGGTAATCAACACTACGTCGCCGGCCTTGGCCGTGACGGTCGCACCCTCGGTGAAGGTGTCGACCAGGCCAATGATCGAGGACGACGGCAGCGAGACGTTGCGTGCGCCGGTGTCGACGTTCGTTACGGTAACGCCGTGAAAGAATCCAGCCATGGGATAGCTCCAAAAAAAGGGCCGCACGCGGCGGCCCAACAGAAACGAAAACGCCCCGAAATCGGGGCGCTCAAGGGAATGCGTGGAGAGGGTCAGACGACGCCGGGCACGCTCGCGCGGATGGCGTTGATAGCCGTGTCGGCATAAGCCTCGGCCTGCGCATGGGTGGTTGCCTTGAGCACCTCGACCTTGCCCTTGAGGCGGGCCGCGCGGATCGAGCACACCGCCGCATGCCAGGCCTGCGCCTCCTGCAGAATCGCCTCGGCCGCCTCCATGGGCTCGACGCCCTGGGCATCGACCAGCGCCTGTACGGTCAGCGGCACGTCGCCGGCGTAGCCAGCCTGCTTGAAGGCCTTGGCCTCGTCCTCGGCCAGCTGGTTCTCGATGGCGCGCAGCGGATCACCGAGCACCGCCGAACGCGCCTGGTCGGCAGCCTGCTCGATTTGCTGCTGGGCCACCAGCAACGCGGCGCCAATGGGCAGCGCGTCGAAGTCAAAGCCGTTGTAGGTGTTGTCGCCATAGACGACGTTCAGAAAGGTTTTTTGCATGGTCGCCTCACAGGCTCGACAAGTTGGTGATGACGTGGCCAACGTCCTTGGACAGGGTGCCGGCGGCAATGCCTGGCACCAGCGAGCCGTTGAGCGCCGAAGGCACAGCGGTGCCGATCATCGACAGCGCGAACAACACCGAGCCAGGGCCAAACAACTTACCCCGGAAGGTGCCGCGCAGCTCGAACGCGCAGTTGTACATGCGCAGTTGCAGCATGATCGGCGCCGACGAACCGCTGGCAAAAACGAGCCCGTAATACGCGCTCAGGTCGCCGGCGCTCGAAGCCGGGAGACTCACCGTCACGTTCACCAGCTGGACGGTGGAATCGTTCGACGCCCAGAACGAGCCAATGCGCAGCAGGGTGTCACCTTCTGGCATGAACTCGTTGATGGTCAGGCGTCGACCCGAACCTGCCACGCCGGCAACGATCAGGCGCCGGCCAGTGAGGTTGATGTGCTTATCCAGAACATAGTCCTTGGACAGCCACGCCTGCACTCGCCCGCCATCCGGTGTAGCGTTGACAGCCTGCTGCAGGGTCTTGAACGGACTGGCCTCGGTGCCGAGGCCGTTGGCGTCGTCCCCCAGCTGCTGGTCGACCCAGTAAACGCGGACCATTGACGGCGCTGCCGCGATGGCGGCCGACACGGCGGCGTCAATCGCGGTCTTTTTGCCGTTGTAATAGTCGACCAGCTTGTTGTTTACCGCGACCAGCGCGGCGATTTCGGTTTCAAGGCTCATGGTTAGGATCCGTGAATGTGTTGAAGAACGATGTATTGAAGAGCCATCAGGCCCGTGGCATTGGCAACCGTCGCGCTCAGCAGGGCGTCGCGCGTTTCGGAGGCGGATTTCTCGGCGGTACTCATGCGCTCCAGCAGGCCGCTGATTTGCTCCCCTGCAATGCGTTGCAGGCGTTCCTGGCTAACCAGGCGATCCTGCTGCTGCTGGGTGCGCAGCTGCTCGGCAATGAGCGCCGTAGCCTGCGCGGCCAAGGACTCGGCCAGCGTCAGGTTGAGGCCGGCGGCCGTGCTGGTGATGGTCACGCTGTCCGCCGGCAGCGCCGCCAGTGACAGGTCGTAGGCCAGCAGCAGATCGATGTTGGGGGCCTTGTAGGCCAGCGCCTCGGTCAGGTGCGACCAGACCGCCAACAGGGTGCCGTCCTTGAGGAAAATGCCAATCTCGCGCACCCAGTACCCGGTGGTGCCGTCCGCGACAGCACTCAGGTGCAACAAAGTGCTACTCAGCTTCTCGCCGCTGGAAATCGGAAACCGTGCAATCTCGTTGCGCAGGGTCTTTTGATCGGCGGTCGGGGTGTAGGCCACGCTGCCCAGGGCGATATAGCCAATTTCGGCCGCAAGGCCGGTTTTCGTTGCCGTCAGAATCGCCGCCAGGCCGGCCTTGGTGATGACAGGTTGCAAGCCTGTACTCATAGAACAGCCTCCATGTAGCCCCGCACGACCGTGCGCACATGCGCCGCGTTGGCCACCAGCGGGGCACCTTCTGCTTGAATGGGAACGCCCTGCGCCTCGGCAAACCGCCGGGAAACGCTGAACGCATTGAGCGCATTGGCAAACAGCACCGTCTGCGCCATGGGGTCGACGGGCACCGCCTGGGCATCCATGGATCGACGCTGCACCGCGCGCGCCAGGAAGGCGTTACCCAGCACCAGGCCGCCGTCGAAGCGCGCCCCCAGACGAAACTCGTAGTGGCTGCGCTCGTTCTTCGCGGCGTCGACCAGGGCACGCAGGCGCGCCCCCAGCTCGGGCGAGATAATCGAACCCTCGCCCGCCCGGTTGTCGTTGGCCCAGGCCGTGACCTGGAACGTGTACGGCGCGGCGTTCGGGATCTGGTGCCATTCCTTGAACTCCGCGTTGACCCGCACCGCCCTCAGCACGCGCCGGATTGCGCCGACAGTGCCCTTGGTCTTGTGGACCGGGATGGCCTCGCGGATCAGCTCGCGGCGTTGGTCGTCGGTGTAAGCGGCTTCCCAGCCCTCGACCTTGAGCGCCCAGCCCAGCCACGGCAGGAAGTTGGGCGGGCAGCGCGCCGAGTCGGCCACGCCCCGAATGATTTCCGGGTCCACGCCCAGCTCCCCGGCGCGCTCCAGGGAGCGCTCCAGCAGCGTGGCGTTGTGCGGTAGCAGGCTCATGTGACCACCTTGGTGGTCAGGGCAATGGTTGTGGCGCGTGGGTAATGCCGCTTGTCACACACCACCCCCTCCACCGGCTTGGTCAGGTCGACGCGGCTAATCCCCGTTACGTGTAACGCGGCGTAGATGGCCGAGACGGGCAGTTGCCCCTCAAGCCGGCGAGCGTCGGCAATGGCGGCATCCAAGCCGGCCCTAGCCGCCGCAAGGACAACGTCAGGGTCTGGCCCGTCTTCCACCCACAGCACCGCCTCCACCTTGAAGTCGGTCGGGATACCGCTCTGCACACGCGGCCTGTCGGTCACTGGCCGCACATCCTCGGCCGACAGCGCCTTGAGCACAGTGGCCACCAGCTGCGCCTCGGGCACGGTGCTGGTCGACCCTGCCAGTACCGCCAGCGACACGTCGCCAGGCAGCGGGCTGGCCAGGCCGGCGTCGTAGTCGCAGACCACGACAATGGCCCCGGCCGGCAGCTGCGACTTAACCGCGGCGGGCACCGCCACCCCGGAAAACCGGGGCGAATCGACCGAAACATGCACCAACTCGGCCGATGAACTCAGCGCGTGATACTCATACGCGCCGCTACTGCCGGCGACAGACAATGCCTCAAGCGACAGCCGCGTGCGGTAGCGCAGCGCGTCGTGGCTTTCCATCAGAGTCGCCACCGGTGGCACCGCGTCAGGGTCCGCCGCGCGGATGGTCAACCGCTGCACGCCATAATCGGCGGCGCGGTTGTCCAGGTCGGCGCCAGTGGCGTAAGCCAGCAAGCTGGCCTTGGCCGCCGCGTTGACGCGGGCACGCATGACCAGCTCGCGGTAGGCGATGACTTCCATCAGCTTGACCACCGGATCGGACTCCAAAGCGGCGGTCCACTGGTCGCGCATATGGGCGCGGAAGATGCCTAACACCTCCTGATACAGCGTCTCAAAGTCCAGGGTTTCCACCACGTCGGGCGGGGGTAGCAAAGACAGGTCAATCATGCGCTTACCTCCAGGACGGCCGAGTTGCCCAGGTACTGGCCCGTCAGCAACAGGCCAATCTGGCCCCCGACCACAGAAACGACCTTGACCCGCTCCAACTGCAGGCGCGGCTCCCAGCGGCCCAGCGCGCGGGCCACCTCGGCCTGTACCGCGCTTTTCCAGCCTTCGTTAACCGGCATATCGACAAAACGGCGCAGGTTGCAGCCGTACTCCGGCCGCATACGACGGCTTTTCAATGGGGTGGTCAGGATGTCCTCAATCGACTGTTTCAGGTGATCGAGGCCGGTGGATTGCTGGCCGGTCCAGCGGTCCAGACCAATCACGCTTAGCCGTCCAGCCGCTGCAGGTCGGCATGCCTGCGCAGGAATGCCACTGCCTCGGCGTCGTCGGCCTGAACGGTCAGGCGACCGGCCTGCACCCTGAACTCGCGCAAATCGTCACCGACTTGCAGGAACAACGAACGCGAGGTGTAGACGCGGTCAGCGAAGGTCACGCCGGCCGGCGCAGGCTCCACAGTGGTGATGTCGGCGCCACCGGCACCAGGTATAACGGCGGATCCGTCCGCACTCGCCGCTGCGTCAGTCTCGTCGCTTTTCTTGACTGCCATTAGTGATGCTCCAGAAAAGACAAAGCCCGCGAGGGCGGGCTGTCAGTGTTTGTGATTCGCCGTGTTTCCGGCGGTGTCGATGATTTTCCCGAGGCCGAGAATGTCGCCCGTTACGCGTAACGGCCCGACTATCTCCACGGCGCCCTGCAGGGTAATGGTGGCCGCCTTGGCCGTGATGGCAGCCGACTCGGCGTTAATCGCGGCGTCGGTGATCACTGCCTTGCTGCTGCCGACCTCAATGTTGACCGTGCCGCTAGGCAGCTTGATGGTGTAGCTATTGGCCGCCCAGTCGTAGACCAGGGAACCGCCATCGTCGAAACGCCAGACCTCGACATGGTCGCGGTTGTCCGGTGGTGCACCGGCGTTGCCGTACAGTCCAGGAATAAACGTGCCCTGCGCAGGCTCGCCGCTCGGGCTCACCAGCACGCCCTGCTCGCCCACGCTCGGCGCACGCCAGTGACGGGCCTTGCCAGCTGCCTGCGCGTGCCAGCGGACCCAGGCGCTTGTCCAGTCGCCGCCATCGGAAACCCGCACCCTCGCGGCGACCAGATCCACTCCAACCACGTAACAGGGAATCAATAGGCCGGCCAGCATGCGGTCTGCCTGCGCGGCCGCGTAACTCATGCCAGTGCCTCCGGGGATTGATACAGGCCTTCATTGCCTGGGCCACTGTCCGGGTCGAAGGCGAACTTCAATGGGCCAGGCTCTCGGGGCCATGGCCACTCCTCCTCGCCCAGGTAGATAACCTGAGTCCATTCGACGACCCAGACGGCAAAGCTGTCCAGTTCTGGCCGGCTCCAGTCCCGCTCTGCTCGCACGAACTGGGCAAACTCAACTGCCAAGCCCCAGTACTGCATGCGTAACAGCACCGTCAGCTGAGCAGCGACGAAGGCCACCACATGTAAGCAATTCGGCTCCTCCGCCCCAACGATCACACGCGCCTCAAAACGAGCATCAACAGCGGTTTCACCTGTGCCGGGATCCTTATCCGCACTCTCAAAGCCTGCCAGCTCAAGCACTACCGCCGGCACCGGCACGACCTCAATCCCGCCCGGCATCGTGCCGACATAAGCGAGACCGGGAACAGCATCGCTTATGTGTTGCTCGATTGCGGAATAGATCTGAGCGAGGGGTATTGGGTCATCAACCATTGCCTGTTCTCCGCAAATACTTATGCAGCTCGAAGTTCAGCTCTTGTTCAAGGACCACCTTCAACCGTTCGTGAACCCGGTTGGTCCAAGCTTCGAAATGCGGTCGAACGTCATCCAAGGAGATCTTCGCCTTGGCCAGGGGAAAGCGGCTGTCGTTCTCTGAAACCCAGCCAGAGCGACGACCACCCCCGCCCGATACTTCGCTATCCGGGTAGTCGGCGGCATCGAAGTGCTTGCTGGCAGTGCGAATCCAGATATCAGGCTTGCCCCCGTACACCTGTCGGTAGAACGCCCCTTGATAGCGACGCCCCGCCACCGAGACCCCGGCCCGGGTTTGGCGGGGACGGCCGGCGCGACTGGCTTCAATGGGACGAATACCGAACCACAACTTGCCTTGCCCATTACTTCCCATCGGAAACGCCTTGAGCCGCTGCCTCACGGCAGCAATGGCGATTCGCTCTTGCCGCCCGACCTCTCGCGCAATCTGCCCGCGAAGCCAGCGCAGCGTCTTGTTAATAGCTCGCCGCTGCGCCGCTGCCATGGCCTTGGGCACAAGCTTGGCAAAGTCCTCGAAGCCTTTGACGTCTTGCGGACTCATCTGCAGGGTCAGCAAACCCGCGCTGGCTGACAGTTTGTGATAGCTGCCGACACTCATGGCGATTTCCTCAAAACGAGCGTCACCAAACCGTCTCCACCTGGCTCTATGCGGGCGATGATGTAGTTGCCACCACCGTCCTCAGGCGGGAGATCGACCACCACGCTCTGCCGCGTATCGACACCCGCGTTGTCGCCAACGCGGATGACCAGGTGCGGCTCACGCAGTCCGGTATTGATCTGGCCGAGCTTGGGCTGCAGCCACGGCGCCGAGAACATTCCAAGAACCTCTCGACCTTCGATATGCGCAAGATCGCCCAGGACATCGAACACCATCTCGTCCACGTCGTCGATCAGGTCCCGAAAGCCCATGATTAGATCGTCAGACGGATAACAGCGCGGGGACGGGTGCAGATGTGCAACGGGTTGGACTGCGCCTCGCCGTCGACCCCTTTGCCGAATGGCATCTCCTCGATCTTGCTGTAGTACGGCAGGCCTTCGGTGTTGACGGTCTCGATGTAGTCCGCCGGGGCGTAGATCGACAGGAACAGATCCGAGACCCCCTCAGGCACCAAGCGGGCCTCGTCGTCGGCAACATACGCGTTGCCACCGACCTTGCCACGGTAACGCTCCCAGCTGATACCGCCAAAGTCGAATGACTCACGGCCATCACCACGCAGGGATGCGGCCTGCTGGCTGCCCTTGTAAGTGTCGACCACCGACTTGTGGGCGATCAGTTTCTTCCAGAACGTCTTGCCGCAGAAGGCACGCGCGCCGGTAGTGGTGACGTTGCCAAGGGCGTCCTCCTGCATGTCCAGTGCGTCCACGCACTGCCCCTGAACATTCGATTCCTGATCGTTGAGGCCCATCGCCAGCTTCTGCTGCGACACGCCAAATACCTTGTAAATGTCCAGCAGCACCGTAGCGCCGTCAGCATCAAGCACCTTGCCGTTGAGCGCCCCCATACGATGGTATTCGTGGGTAGCATCCAACTGACTCCGCGCCTTACTCAGCCGTTTGTTCACTACAGCCTGGACAGCCTGCAACTCTGTCAGGGCGCCGAACGCGCGAATGCCCTGTATTTCGTCGGCCTTGATAGCGAAGCGCTGCGGCAAATGGATGGTGTTGAACGGAATCAGCTGTCGCTTGCTGCCGCCAACCACCAACCCGGAGGTGCCGCGCTCACCAGCAGGTACCAGCGCGAGCGTATCACCGTCCTTTTCGAGCTGGACGGTGAGGGTTGGGACACCCTCTTCGCGGAACAGACCGAGGGCTGCCAAGCGGCCCGGCACATACTCCTGCTCGTTGATGGCCGCAGTCAGGGCCGCAACGCTGAAAGCATCGTCTTGGAAAATGGCAATCTCAGCCATGGGGTACTCCAGAAAGTAAGAACCCCGCTCAAGGCGGGGTTGGGAAGAAGAGTTAGTCAGCTCAGCGCAAGATGATGAAATGTGCAGCCAGCGCTTTTTCGGCATCGACATCGACGCCCGTCAGCAGCGCTTCGGTGACCTCGGCCAGCCGCACCACCGCGCGCCCACGGCGCGAGACATCCGACTCGCCGAGCGGGGCAAAGAGGATGCAGACGGCGTTTTCGGTACCATCTTCAGCCGCAGGATCGTATGGCGCGAACTCACCGGTTGCGGTGACCAGACCCAGCAGTTGGCCAGCAACCAGGGCCGGGCCAGCGGCGATGTTGATGGCTTCGCGGGAGATCTTGCCCGCCCCCTCGGAAAGCAGGAACTCACCGGCATGGACCGGCTCCAGTTGGGTGTTGCTCATGGTCGTGCTCCTTTATTGGCGGCCTGCCGGCGGGCAGCCCAGATACTGGATGGATTGGGGAGTTGTGCCTTGACCTTCTCCTGATCATCGTCGGCCGGCGGCAAGGCGTTGTTGATCTCGAAGCCCTTACCGGAGCTGACAATCTTCTCGAACAGCCGCGCCCGCACCGCGTCAGCGTCCAGACCGGCGGCGACGTATTCCTTCGTCAACTCGGGCAACCGCGCCGCGACACAGAGATCGTGTACACCCTTGGCCTGCTTCAGCGCAGCCTGCACCGTGGTCGTGTCAATCAGCTTGGTCGAAGCAATCAGCGTTTCAGCCAGGTTGCTGATACCGGCCTTGGCGCAGTCCTGGGTGATCATCAGCGCCAGCGCCGTCGAATCGGCGACGTCAGGCTTGGTCGAGGCAGCCGGCTTTGCCGGATCATCTGCTGGCGGCGTGCTGGACAACTGGTCGAGCAACGCCTGCGGGGTTTTCTGGTACCGGGCCATGGCCGCGCCATTGCCCAAACAAGCCCGCACCTGCACGCCACTGCTGATCTCATCGACCAGCCCGAGGTCGAGGGCCTCTTGAGCCGTGAGCCAACTCTCATCGTTGACCAAGCGCCGCAGCTCGGCCTCATCAATTTCAGGCGACTTGGCCTTATAAGCCGCGATGATCACCTCGAACGCCTGGTCGAGCACATCGGCCACACGGCGCAGCTCTTCAGCATCACCTTCGATCCAGGTGTAGGGGTTGTGAATCATGAGAATCGCGGTTGAGGCCGCCACAACGCGGTGAGCGCCGCACACCGCGACGCTACCCGCACTGGCCGCCAAGGCATCAATCCGGCCGGTGCAGCGCTCGCCCAAGCGCCTGAGCGCGTTGTGAATGGCCACGCCCTCAAACAGGTCGCCGCCGCTGGTGTTGAAGGCCACGTGCACCGGCGATACACCGTCATCGATCGCCTTCAGATCGCGGAGGAACTGGTTGGCGGTGATGCCCCAGCCACCGATCTCGCCATAGATGTAGATCTCGATCGGGTTTGGCTCAGCGTCAGCAACGCCCTCGGCCTTGGTGGCGGCGCTGATGCGGTACCAGTGCTGTTCGTTTTCGGGCTGCTGCGTGGGCGCCTTGTTGAAGATGCGGAGGGGTTTCAAGGGTTTCATGCTTTCTCCTTCTCGTCGGGATCGTCATCGACCGCCGACAAAGTGCTGTACTTGATACCCAGGCCCTGCGCCCGGGCGAGATCGGCGGCGTTCTCTTCGTCCACCACCTCGGCATCGGTACCGTTGCGCAAGCAAGTCTCGCTGCGTGTGGTGAAACCGGCAGCGATTTCCATTTGCCGGGACTGGACGTCTTGAACGGGGTGGATGTAGGCCCAGCCTTGCGGCACCCAGCGGGTGCGCCGGTATTCGCGGCGCCGCTCCGAGTAGTCCGGCAGGTCGAGCGCCCCGGCCAGCACGGCCATGTCCAACCAGGCTTGCCGCACAGGACGGCACAACTGGTGGACGTAGACCTGGAACTGGAGCTGCTCCAGCCGGCGCCGGAACTCGTTCAGAACCACGCGAATCGCCCGGTCGTTCACGCCTTGCATGTCGCCGGTCATCAGCTCGTAAGGCAAGCCGGTACCGGCAGCAGCAGCCACCAGTTGCTGCCGCATGAAGTCGCGGTAGTTGTTGCCTGCGTCCGGCGGGTCGGAGAATTCGATCTCCTCGCCTGCCCCCAGCTCCTGCACCGTGCCGGGCTCCAGCCCCACCATCGGGGTGAACCCGTCCCGGTCGAGGTCGACCGGCGCTCCGGTGATAGGATCAAGCTGTGGTCGACCGTCCGGCGCTGGCTTTCGCACGAAGCCTGCGAACAGGTTGGCCACTTCCTGCCGGAACAACACCGCATCGTCGAAGTTGTCCAGGCTGCGCAAGCGCTTCAGGACGGGCGCCAGACGCGGCACACCGCGCAGCTGCCCTGGTTCCAGGGGCTCGAAGATGTGCAGCATCTGCTCGGCAGGGACACGCACCAGCTGGTTGTAGCCGACATTCAGCGAGGACTTGTCGCTGGGGTGGACGCGATAGCACCAGTACGCCACCCGCCGCCCCATGCCGTTGAACTCGATCCCTGCGCGGATGACATTGCCGAAGCGGGTCACCTCGAACTTGTCGTGCGGGACAAACTCCGGTGCCAGGCACTGCAGTTGCAGAGGTACGGCGTAACCATCTTCCAGCCGGCGCGGACGCAAGCGGACGAAGCATTCGCCCGACTGCTCCACCGTTCGGGCCACCAAAGCCTGCAGGCCATAGAAGTCGGTGAGCTGATCGGCATCAGCCTCATCCACCCAGTCCTCCCACAGGACCTGCATCGCCTTGCGTACTTCTTTGTCGACGAGCTGCGGATGCGGCGTAATGCCGGTGCCGATCAGGTTGCTGACACGCTTGTCGATGACGTTGGCGGCGTATGGGTCATTGCGCACCGCACTGCGCGAGCGGGAACGCAGGTTGCGCAAGGCAGGCATGATCAGGCTGTTCACACCGGTATCCGGCGCATCCCACCCTGACGAGCGTCGCCCCTCGGCGGCGCCTTCATAGCTGGCTTTAATCCGTTCGGGCACCAAAATGCCGGAACGGCCGAGGGACATATAACGTCCGCTCACAGTCCCTTGCCCCCATGGTAGAGGCGAGTCACGCGCGAGCGCGGCCCGGCGGCCTTCACCAGTTCGGACTGGATCAGGTCGCGCGCCTTGATCAACTCCTCGACCGTTCGATACTCGACGGTACGGTCCGAATACCGAACGATCTTTTCACCACGCGCGATAGCACGCTCGACGGTGGCGAGGTCTGCTTTTGTGTAAGCCATGTCAGCGTCTCTTCAGGTAGCCGCTGCTGGAGCTGCGGCGTTGCATGGGTTGGAGCGCGGCAGGCGGGGCCGGCTTTGGTGGTGGCGGATCGTTGCGCCTCGCCGGCGCTGGTGCAGGGGGTGGCGACGGATCGTCTTCTACCTGTTCATCAGGCGCCGGCTCACTGGCCTGGGGCCGGGCTGGCTGTTGCTCGCCCTGGTCGAACAGGCTGGCCTGCGCCAGCGCCTGCCGCAGCTTGTCCCAGTCGTTTTCGACGTACCGGTGCAGGCCGAGGAAGTTGGCCATCGCCAGGTTGTACACCATGAGGTCCAGCGCCTCGTTGCGCTCGGCCTTGCTCTTGACCCACTCGATCCGCTTGTAGCCCTTCACGTAGCGCGCGATCTTGCGTTCGGCAACGCACTGCTGGAAGAACTCGTCCGGCAGGTCTTTGGCGAAGTGCAGCGCACCAGGGCCTTTCTCGAAGCTGTAGCGGTTATAGATCCAGTCTTTGGCCGTGTCGGTACCGACGATCCACAACTCAGCGCCGTTTCGCTCGGTCTGGCCTTTCCAAGTGACGTCCACCTGCGACGGGCGCTGGGCGATGACAGGCCGGCCCGGCTTACTCGCCCCCTTGAGCGCAAACACGTTGCGCCAACGGCGTACGCGGGTGAACTGGTAGACCTCGTGGGTGTGGTGGCCGCCGGAGTCTATGCCAGTGGCCAGGATCGCCAGGCTTACCCCGCAAGGGTGGCGGTAGCGAATCTTGAGACGGTCATCGAGCAGCGCCCAAGTGCGCTCGTCGGCCGGGTCACCGGGGATCACCTGGTGATCGACCACCCAGCGTTCCATGCCAGCACCCCAAGCCATGACCATCAGCTCCAGGCGGTTGGCCTGAACGTCGACGGAGGCCGTCAACGCAAGAGCTCCCACTGGCAATGTGCCGAGCACATAGTCTTCTTGCAGCGCGCGGGCCTGCAGCACTTCGGCCTTGGTCTGCTCGATCGCACTGTCCCAGACCTCAGCCAAGCGGGTGTTGTAGAACACCTGCATGGGCTCCAGGTCGCCGCGGTCTTGAGCGCGCTTTGCTTCCTCGAACTCGCGGGCCAACATCGTCCACGAGTGCCAGCCCAGCGGGGCATACAGCGCGTTGAGCTGGAAGCTCACCGTCTCGCCGTCACCTTTCGCGTGCGCGCGCCATTCGCCCTTAGCCAGCATCTCGCTCTTGTGGTGCTCCTCGATCAGCACATCACAATCCGAGCCAGCGCACTGGTAGTGCACGGTGCCGAAGTCAGGCGAGTACAGCAGGCGGTCCCAGCTGAGCACCTGCATGTGCCCACAGGTCGGGCACGGCACGTAGAAGTGGCGCTGGTCGCCCATCATGAAGAGGTCGTCGATCCGCGACGCCCCTTTGATGAGTGGTGAGCTGGAGAAATAGAACTTGGCATTGCGACCGAAGGTACTGCCCCTGGCTTCGGCCAGCTTGATGGGGTCGCCCTCTTGATCGACGTCGACATCCCAGCGATCAACCTCATCGCCGTAGATGTACCGCGCCGACAGCTCTGACAAGTTGGCAGCCGAGCCGGCCGTGGTGGCGAACAACGTGCCACCCTCGAACTCCTTGGTGTCCATGGTGTTGCGGGCATCCCTAGAGCGGTTAGCCGCCACACGCGCCTTGAGTTCGGGCGTTGCATCGATCGTCTTACCGATCCGCGAAGACACCCGTTTGGCAAGCCCCAGGCTGGGCAGTAGCGTCAAGATGTTTGACGGCGCCATGTGTATCAGCGCCCCGATCCAGTTGAGGGCAATCTGCGTTTTCATCAGCTGCGATGCGACCTTCGTCACTACCCGCTTACACGGGTGGGCTGGAGACAGGCAGCGCATGGGTTCGCGGGCGTACGGTGTACGCGCGGTGCGGTACTTGCCAGGCTCCGCGGCGCCGGTATCACGCGGGATCCGCATGTACTCGTCCGACCACTCGTCGACCCACAAATCGGGGTCAGGCTTCAGCCCTCTGCAATACGCTTCGCGGTACACCTCGGCACCGTCTGCGTATCCGGTGGGCATAGGCTCAGCTCTGTGTAATGGCTTGCGAAAGGTCGGCGCTGTTCATCTTGCCGACTTCGGTGAAGACGCGGCGGAAGGCGTCAACGAGGTGTTTCTCGATATCCCACGGGTCACTCATCGCAACCAGCTCGGCGGCCAGCTGTGGCGCAAGGCCCAGAAACTGATCGCGAAGCATACGCCCCGCAGAGTACGCGGCATCTTCTACAGCTTGCCGCTCGACCAGGTTGCCCTGAACCTTGTTGAACTCTGCCTCAGCCAGTTGGGCGAGGTAGTACTCGCGGTGCGCCTTCGCCTTCTGGAAGTTGTGAGCCCCAACGGACGCAGAATCTGACTGTAGCGTTCCAGCATGGCCGGGGCCGGGCTGGAGCTGACTTCGAACATCCCGCTCGACGCGGTGCTCCTCGTGCCGAGCGGCGACAGCCGCCTTGCTCGGATCGGCAGATTCGGCCAGCAGCAGTTCTGTGGCGTCTACATCGACCTTGCCGTCGGCGGTTAGCACCAGGCGATCCTGTTTGGCCAGTTTTGAAACGTAGGATTTCGACCATCCGTGCCGGGCGGCGAACTCCGATTTCGTCAGGTGCGTCATGTCGAAACGTCCAGTTCACCCAATGAATTCGGGGAGTTAACCAGTTCACCGCAGTTCACTAAGCTGGTGAACTTCCCGCTAACAAAGCAGCGCGGGTTTCCTGTCCCGTACCCCGCCCATACCGCCAGGGTCCCCCGCCCCGCCAGGGCTGCCAGCCGGGTCACTGCCCCGGCTCGCCGGCCTGGGGCGGTGACTGCTCCAGCCCCAGGCGCTTCGCGGCCCAGCGCATGTAGAGGTTGATAGCGACATCGGCACCGGCCATCGCAGCCAAGCAACCAACGGCCGCCGCCGCCCATACCGAAACGCCGAGGGCGTACAGCAACATGTTGGTCGAAAGACCGCAGGTCACACAGGCACCAGAGCGCAAAGCCAACCGGCGAATCAGCCCCCAACCGCGAGCCCCCGCCATATCGGCCCGCCACATCTCTCCCGAAACACCGCCGACCAGGGACAGCACGATCACCATCCAGATCGGCAGTTCGGCTAACGTTTGTTGCTCGCTGTTCATGTAAGCCTCATTGGCAAAGCACGGCGCCGGAAAAAGAAAACCCCGCCGGTTGGCAGGGTTCTCGATGCTCCGACAGGTCGGGGCGGGTTGCACAGCACAGTGCTTGTGGGGGAAGCGCCTAAGCGCACTTTTGATATCGTGACGCCTTTGTACATGCCACCGGAAAAACCGAAAAGTGCCTATTTACGGTTCTCCGCTTCGGCGCTACTTCGGCGCATCTTCGGCGCACACTCGGCGCATAGTGACCCGACGAACGGTTTGTTGCCTGACTCGGCCAGCGCGAGCAGCCAGGATGGCAAACACCTGAAGGTGCAGGGCCTTTACCCAGTTCCGGTAGGTGCGGTCAGCATCCTCAGCCAGCCCGACTTCGCGCATTTGTATCCGCACCGTTGTGCCAAAGAGGTATCGATGGTGAGCCAGCTTGGCCAACGTGGCCCCCCGCGCGTCTCGCCGCTCCAACTGGGCCACTGCCGCATCAACTTCAGCCGCAGCGTGGTCGAGACCTGCACCCGAGACCAAGATGCGCGAGCCTGACGAGCCGCCGCGTGGCGCTGAGCCCTTCCATTCCATGATGGTGCCCATCTGGCTACCCAAGCTAGCCTCCAGCCCAAGCTGAGAACGCTGCTCCCCCCAATGCTTCATCAGCTCGCCAACCAGACGCAGGCGCTCTGCCTGGTCGATGAGCGCCGCCATATCCATACGATGCAGTGCGAGGTCCACCTGCTGCTGTAGGCGCAAACCGTGATCATTCCTCATCGCCAGCCTCCCGAACACTAGCCAACACGCATTGAGTCAAACCCAACACAAACCCAACACACTCGAAAGCCAATGAATTCAATGGAGCAAGCGAATATGAGTTGGGTGTGTTGGGTGTGTTGGGTTTATCGAGGCTCGCATAGGTTTTTTTCTTACCTTTGGAATAACTGTTAAAAAAAGCGCGCCTGCGCGCGCGCGTGCGCAAACCCAACACACCCAACACACATGCCATCCACACCACGGAATTCGGGGCTCTAACCTGTGTTGGCTTACCGAAACCAACCCAACACAAACCCAACACACCCAACACACTTGCCAACGGAATCATGCTGCGAGCCTCTTGATGTGGTCCCAACCGTCCACGTTCCACCCAGCCAGCTTTGCCCGGGCACGCCATTCGACGACGTTCTTGCCCAGCTCGGCCGCCACTGCGGATGGGGGCAGGGAAGGATCGCCGTCACTGGGGAAGAAGAACGCCGCGAACCGTCGGTTGCTGCCATCTGACCAGGGGATGGCCCTTGTCTTCTCCACCTTCGCACTGAACATCAACGAGAACTTGGTGTGGCTCATGGAGTTCTCCTTGTTGTGGGAACACCACTCCAAGAACATCGCGTAAACGTCCGAGGTCAGGCAGCAGCCCCACAGACCATGCCCCAGCTCGCCGGCACGCCAGAGATAGAAGAAGGTCTGCCAGGCCGTGCGGCTCAGCTCGACCAATCGCTGGCGGGCTTCTGTTTCCGGAGGGCGTGTGCGCTGGTTGAACTCACCCAGCTCGACGTCCAACAACCAGCCGTACAGCGCCGCGACACCACCGTTGGCCAGCTCACGCGCGATTGCTTTCTGCCGCTCGGGCGGCAACGTTTCAAGCGGCCACATCACCAGCATTCGCCGGTCGCTCTCGCTGATCGGCCAGGGCATGATCTCGTTGCTCAGGAACACCGAGTTCATGTGGTTGGCTTCTTCCCAGCCGTTGATGAACTTCGACTCCATGCGCACCGTCTTGCCGGTGATCATGTGCTTGATCTTGCCCACCTGGTTGTAACGCTGGTCCCGGCTGACAACCTCTTCGAACACCGCCCATAGCTTGCCGCTCTGCCAGGCATTGAAGTTGCCTTCGAGCTGGGTCTGACCAACTGTCGCGCCGTACCTGCCGTACAGCTCGCCCATGATGTCCGCGAACAGCAAGCTCTTGCCTGAGCCTTCCATCGTGGAGTGGAACAACACCGCGGTGTCCATCTTGGCGCCCATGTGCTGCAGCGGGTAGGCCAGCCACTTGACCAGCCAGTCCAAGGCAACCGCATCGTGATTGCACAAGAACGAAATCAGCCACCGCAGGTTCTCGCAGGCAGCGTCATCCCGCACCGGGCCAAGCGGCAAACCCTCAAAAGTATTGATGTAGATCGCTGGGTCCTTTGTCATCGTCGGGTCGAACACGATGTGGTCGACGTCGACCACCCGGCGACTCGGGCTGTTCAGCCAAAGCTGGTAAGCATCGCCCAAGGCCATCTTTACGCTACCCTCGGGCAGGCGCCGCTTCTTCTCCCGGTCCCAGGCTTCTTTGGTACCGTCGATGTACACATAGCGGTCGAGTGGGGTGAGGTTCAGCGCCCCGCCCTTCTTGCTCGACATTTTGCGGGCCTGCTCGAGTTCCTTGACCTGCTCGGACGAGACCAGCTTCTTGTCGGCGCTCTCCATCCATTGCTTGGCAAGAGGCTTGCCTACTAGGGCTTCGAAGCCTGATCGCTTCATCGACTGCCCCTTGTCCATGTCCCACACGTTCGTGGTGCCCTCGACCAGGGCGAACCGGCGCTTGGCGATTTTCAGGACCAGACCTTCTCCCCCCTGCCCCCCGTCGGCCGAGGAGCCGGCCGTGCTGGAATCACCTTGTCGGGCATCAACATCGGCAGCCTCATCGGGGGCTGCACCCGCCTCGCCCTGTTCGGCCTGCTCGACCACTGATGGGGCTCGGGGAAGTTCGCCCAATGGCGGCGGAGTCGGCGGGCGTGCCTTGGCGTCAATGCCTAGGATCTGCGCAGCAGCTCGGGTTGCTGCCCGCTGGTCACCGTTGTGCATCAGGATGCAGAACACATCGAACGCATCGTTCTTGTGTCCGTTCGCCAGCGGGTCAGAGGTGTGGTGCGAGTACAGTTTTTTGTCGTCAGTAATCGTCACGCCCGGAAGGCCTGAACTGCTTTGCGGGCACAACCACTTGCTGCCCACTCGCTTATAGCCATGCGCCTCGATCATCGTGGCGATGTCGTGGATGCGGTTGAACTCAGGAATGACCTCGGGCAGCGGCTCTCCAGAACGGGCAGCTGCGGGGCGGGGAGCGACAGCGGGTCTACTCACTGGAACAGCTGGCTGAGGCCTCCAAGGGCACAACGCCTCGCCATTCGGCTTGAACTCTTCCCAACCCTGCCAGATTGCCAGCAACTCCCCAGGCAGATCAGGCAAACCGTTTGCGTCCGGCGCCTTACGCCAGGTGTACGGCTTGCCAGTACCCGGATGGATCGACGGAGGCAATACGTCCTGCACTAAACCAGCGCGAAGCTCGAACACGGTGAGCTTTTTGAATGGCTCAGCAGCCATGCGGAGTGCCGCCTCCCTGGCTTCATCTTTGGCATCGACTGCTGCCCTTACCTGAGCCATCAGCCCCTTGTGAATAATGCCGTCGGGGTCATTCTTGTTCGGCCAAACAAGCGCATGCCTCTTCAGCTCTACGCCATCAGGAACGCGAAACATGATGCGGAATCGTGCGGGATTGCCCACAGAGGTAGGGTATGACTCCGCGAGCGCATCAACGTCGATGCCATGGGTCTGCTGAAGCACCAATCGAGTGAACTCAACGTCGTCAACATCAAGGGAGCAGACACGACTCGGACCGAGTACAACGCCCAAGTTGTGACTCGGATTTGCGACCCAAAACTGCTCGGCGCTTGCGACATCAGTGAAATAGCCGCCGGGTTTATTCCAGCCTTCTTGCGTCGGCCCCTTCGTGCCTGGGTCCATAGGAACCAGGGCGAGATTGAAGGTTTGAATGTAACGCCGCGCCCAATCAGCTGTGGTAGGAGTTGGGCGCTCGCTCATCTACGGCGCTCCCGCAGCTCTTGGCAATCCACACAGGTTTGGCAGCCAGCAACTGACCGCTGGCGGACTAGCGGAATCGCATCATCGCAGTCCGCACAGTACTGAGCGCTTGGCTTAGCAGCGCCCCGGGCATGGCGCAGGAGGGAAAGCTGCAGGAAGTATTCGGCCTGATCATTGGCCATGTCAGCTGCATCAGCCATGGCAGCGGTCCTCCATCGCTTGGCGTGCTCCCGCCATGATGGAAAGGACCTGACGGATAACATCCATCCCCCGTTGCTCCAGGTCCAGAACCTCCGCCGCAGTCCAAACGTTGTCGGACGCCCCATCGTGCAAACTGCTGACAAACTCGCCGGACTCTTCAAGCAACTTGCCGACAGCCTTCAAAGCATCATTGGTAGCAGGTACCGGCTCAGGGCGATACCAAACAGCTCCTGCCGGGCGAACCAGAGCGTCAAGCAAGCGAGGGTCGGCAGTCCACTGCACAATCTCTTCCAGCTCGTCCGGGGTCGGCCAGCGGCGCTCTTCATTGTGGTGAAGCTTCTTCTGCAGCGTGTCGACCTCAAGCCCCATGTCGAAGGCCAGCTTGGTGATACCGCCGCGATAATCACGACCTGCGCGATAGAGCGCCTGCCGTAAGGTGAGCACCGGGCCTGCACCCGGCAAAAGATCAATGCGACTCATAACCGTAAAACCTCGATTTACGGTGTAGTCACAGGAACAGGTAGGACCTATCCTACAACCACGACCGATGTACTGTGCTGTGCGTCGTCGTCGCTGGACTGGGGAGGTGAGAGGCCCCGGTCCAGCACCTTAATTTCTGGCGTTTCTCAGATAGGCCCAGTCGATATCAGGCCGCATCTCTTCACAGCGGATAACTCCGCCTGTTTCTCGGTCCAGGCTCACAGCCAAGCCGGCGCTTGCACGACGGTTTCCGTAAGCCACCTGCTTCAACTGGCCGGCAGATGTTCCGCAGTGGCGGGCAAAGGCTGCCAGCCCTTCCTTGTCCATCGTTTTCAGGTACTCGCTAAGCGTCATAGACACCTCCATGGGTGGCGAGATTAGCAATTGCTAATCGGCAAAACAATAGCATCTTGTAATTTACTGTTTGCTAACGGAAAGCAATCATCACCACATGGATATCAACGAAAGGCGTATCGCCTCCCTCCGCAAGATCATGGGGACCATGAGCCAGAAGGAATTCGCCGAGGCTCATGACCTAGACGCGTCGTACCTGTCGCAACTGTTGAACGGCCATCGGAAGCTGGGGGAAAAGGCTGCGCTCAATCTAGAGCTCAAGATCGGGCTTACTGCAGGGATGCTTACCTCTCCGCCATCGGAGAGCCCCACCCACAAAGCCCCGGACAATGTCGTTCACCTCTCGGCCCGAGCGGGTAAGGACAAGAACTTCATACTGATACCGCACTTGGACATCGCGGCATCGATGGGGCATGGCAAGGCAGCCCCCTATATGCACATTGAAGTGATACGCGACATGACCGTGCACCTCGACTGGCTGAGGATGCAGGGCCTGACATTCTCAAAAGTCGACAATCTGGCGATCATCTCCGGCAATGGCGACAGCATGACTGGCACGTTCGCGGACGGTGATGCACTGCTGGTCGACCGTGGGATTACAGAGGTCAAAACAGATGCCATATACGTCTTCACCCTGGATGGCGATCTGTATATCAAGCGCCTCCAGCGGCTGACTGGCGGTCAGCTCAGAATGATCTCGGACAACCCGATCTACCCACCGATCACGATAGATCTGTCCATGATTGATCGGATGCACATTCAGGCTCGCGTGCTGCTCGCCTGGAACGCTAAAAAGCTGTAACTCCCTCCCCGTTCGCAGCTACCGGCCATCAGGCAGGTACTGCTACGCCAAAATAATTTAGCAATTGCTATTGATGTAAATTTTAGCTTTTGCTAATTTCGATCCGTGTCACCTCTCACTCAAGGACACGGACCATGAAATCAGCACAGTACAACCAATCAGGCACAGTCCTGATTCACCCGGCAATCTGCAGCAGTCTGCGGAAGGTTTTAGCGTTCCAACGGCGGACCGGGCTGCAGGTAATCATCAACCAATTCGGTACAGCTCAAGCGATCCCCGCTCAGTGCGCAGGGGGTGCCGCATGACCGATTACACACTTTCTTTGAAGCGCGTGATGCTGCTGCAAAAAACGCTCGAACAAGGAGGCTTTACGACCTGCCCTCTGCAACGGCCGGAAACTACGACCGATGCGGTGATTCAAGTCGAGAACGACCACGAAGTTCATCGCCTTAGCGTGCGTTTCGGTCCATTACATAGCTCGATCACACTGAAGCGGCGTGATTCAGCGAAGTACTTGGCACTACGGGACTTCCTGCAAGACGTGGCCAATGGTCGAGCTGACTCTGGTACCGAGTCGCAGACAGCAGCAGCGATGAGGGAAGCACTCGAATCCGTGAATACGGTGCTGGAAAACGACCAGGTCGCATACATCACTCCCACCGCAGATAAAGCCCATCCATTCCGAGTAATCGTGCTGGATGAGCTTGGGGACATTTGCGCCCATACAAAAGGCCACTGCAAGGACAACCTTGTGGAAGCTGTGCGCGCCCAGCTCAGGCCCCGGTACCAGGGGGCCGAGGAACGTTCATGAGGGACACGCTAGCCCAACTGCGCAATCAGTGGACAACCCCCTGCCCGACGCTAACCGCCGTGCGGGAGCACTACTTTCCTCACATCAAGACTGATCGCCGGTTCAAGGAACTCGTCCAGAAGGGCCAGATCCAGCTGAAGCTTAAAAAGCTGCACAACTCGCTAAAGGCGCAGCACGTGATCTACCTGCACGACTTGGCCGATTACCTGGACCGCCGCGCCGACGAAGCAAAGCAATCGACATGAATCAGATGGCCCCGGTCCTCAGGGGCAACCGCTCGCCGTCCACCTCTCACCTATGCGACGGCGAGCACTCTGGAGCACAGCACATGCAACCACACCAACAAGTTCTTGCTATTGGCATTATCTGGCTGATCACCCTGGCCATCCTGCCTTTCCTCTTCGCAAAAGCCCGCCAGCGTGCCTTCAACAGAGGCTTGGACACGGGCAAACAGAGCCTGAAGTCTGATCTGAAACTGCGGATCAACGGTCTTCAGGAGGATCTGGACGAAGCCCGAGTTCAATCCGAAGCAGACCAGCGTAAGCACCACACGGCAATCGCACACCTCAAAGGCAGCATCCGTGAACTGGAGGCCCGGATCATGTCCTACACCGGATTAGCGGTGACCAGGGCGGATTACGAACTGCTCATCAGCGCCATGGAAACCCTGAGCCTGACCGAGCGGACGTTAAACGCAATGAAGGCAACTCAGCAGGCATCACGCGCCAAGCAGCAAGCTGCAGGACTGGAAGGTCTAGCTAAACGCATTCACACCCAGTTGCGCGAAACCCCAGCCACTGCAGCAAGCGCGGAGGTGGCGGCATGACGACCCAAGCCCCCCGGAGCTGCCTTGTGCATGGCCCCTCTGGCTGTGGCAAGACCACCAATGCCCAGGCCATCGCTAAGGCGCTCGGCCTGCGCGACGTACTTGATAACTGGACACCAGGTAAGCCCGCTCCGCTACTCAATACGCTGGTCTTGAGCAGTGAGTGCGATCCGGTCTGGCATTTCAAGGCCCGCGCAATGACCTTCGAGCAGGCCCTGCAGCTGGTTGGACGACAGGAGGCCGGACTGTGAGCCTGCGCAAACACGTACTTAAACACTTCCACATGTGCTGCGGCTTAGGCGGCGGCGCAAAAGGCTTTAATCGCTCCAAGCCTATCGTGGGCAACCTTCAGGCCGACTGGCAGTGCATTGGTGGGGTCGACGTCGATCCTGCCGGCCTAGCCGACTTCGAGCGCCTGTCAGGCGTGAAGGGCACACTGCTTGATCTGTTTACCCGCGATCAGTACATCCGCTTCCATGGGAAAGAGCCGCCACCGGGGTGGAGCGAGGCCACACCGGAGGACATTCGCAAGGCCGCTGGCGGCCAGCGCCCAGACGCCGTATTCATCAGCTCACCGTGCAAGGGTGCAAGCGGGCTGCTCTCGGAAACGATGAGCCAAACGCCACGCTACCAAGCCCTCAACGAGCTGACCCTGCGCTGCATCTGGCTGTTCTGTGAGGCATGGGCAGATGACCCAGTTCCGCTGCTGGTGTTCGAGAACGTTCCTCGCCTTGCCAGCCGCGGGCGGCATCTGCTCGACCAGATCAACAGGCTGCTCTCCAGCTTTGGCTACGCCGTCGCCGAAACCACCCACGACTGCGGACGTATTGGGAACCTCGCACAGAGCCGCAAGCGCTTCCTGCTGGTTGGCCGTCACGTTGAGAAGGTACCGCCGTTCCTGTACGAACCTGAGCAGAAGTCGCTTCGTGCAGTGGGCGATATCCTTGGCCGGATGCCCCTGGCCGGCGACATTGAAGCAGCAGGCCCGATGCATCGGGTTCCTTCGCTCCAGTGGAAAACGTGGGTACGCCTTGCATTGGTCGAAGCCGGTAAGGACTGGCGCAGCCTGAACGACCTCGCGATTGAGGAAGGTTACCTGCGCGACTTCGTGATCGTTCCTGAGGCGTACTCTGGCTATTTGGGTGTAAACGACTGGGATAAATCCGTGGGAACCGTCGCTGGCAAGTCCCGCCCAACGAACGGTGCCTTCTCGATCGCTGACCCACGCGGCAAGGCCGGCGCGTTGCAGTACCAACAGTACGGTGTGCGCCGCTGGGAGGACACAAGCGGCGCTGTGATCGGCGTGAAGAGTCCCGGACAGGGAACCTTCAGCGTTGCCGATCCACGTCGAGCTGGCGCCGGTTTCGGGAAGTACCAGGTCACGCCATACAACAGCCCAGCGGGAACCGTCATCGCCGGCAGCACTACCGGGCAGGGCGCCTTTGCCGTGCAAGACCCCCGCCCTGGTATGCGCCGCACCAAAGGTGACGCCTACCTTACCGGCGGGCACTACGGCGTTGTGCCGTGGGATGGGCCGGCCGGCGCTGTGTCCGCGAGCGCCATGCACGACAACGGGCGCTGGAGCGTGGCCGATCCTCGCCTACCGAATGCCAACGACCGACTGGCATGCGTGATTGAATCGCTGGACGGCACTTGGCACCGGCCCTTCACTACCTTCGAGCTGGCGGCCATCCAGAGCCTGGTCGAACCAGAGGAACAGCTTGAGCTGGACGGCCTGAGCGACCAAGCGTGGCGTGAGCGCATCGGCAATGCCGTTCCACCAGCTGCTGCAGAAGCCGTTGCTGACGTGATGGGCACCACCCTTCTGCTCGTTGCCCAGGGCGAAACGTTCGTGCTGAGCAGCATGCCGATTTGGGTACGGCCTGTTGCCGTCGGCCTGAGCGTGGCTCAACGGGAGGCAGCATGAGCGCACACGACCGAAGCAAGTCTGACACTGAGCAGCCCGCCGCCGCTTGGCTCGGCCAGGCCGGGCTGTACCGCACTCGTTTTGACGCCGTGCGCAACTTCGAGCAGTCCGTCACGCCGGTGTCAGCTGACGAACTGTTCGAACTGGCCAGCAAGCAGGTGCTCAGCCAACGCAGTGAGGGTGGCCAACATGCCTAACCCGACACGCACCTGGCAACTGATCAGCCTGGCTCTGGCAGCGGGACTGATCGCGGCTCTTGCCGAGCGGCATCAAGGCAGCCCCGCCGGCCGCACTAAGACAGTCACGTTAGCGACTGCTAGCAGCGTTACGAACCTTGAGCACTTGGCCCTGAGCCCGAACGCTCGCCGAGTCCATGAGAGGTATTCGCTGTGATCGATACATCGACCTACATCCCAGCTACTCGCAGCTGCAAGGGCATGCAGCCCATGCTTCGCCCCGCCATGTCGTTTATTTGCGACATCTGTGGCAAGGCTCGCGTGAAGGGCAAACACGACCAGTGCTCCAAGACCCGCCAGGCAGCTGGCTTCATCATCATGCGAGGCCGCAAATCATGAGCATCGATCCACGAGACCTGTTCGTAAGCCTCAACCCTCTCGGCCTCGACGACGGAGAGCTGGGAAAGGACGGCACCGGCTTCGCCGATCAGCGTACGCACGGCGATTACCTGGTGTTCCTGGCTGGTTACAAAGCCGGTACGGTCGACGGTGAGCAGCGCGAATTTCAGCGCCACCGCCCGATAAATGCCGAGGGCTGCAAGCCCGAGACCCTAATTCTGTTCTCTGGCTTGCCCTGCGCGGACGCTGCGGTTAGACGCCGCCTCGACAAGGCGGAGGGCAGCAAGCCCGACAACAACACTGCTCACGTAGTTGCCTTGGACGTACTCGCTGAGCGTTGCCGCCAGATTGATGACGAGGGTTACACAACTGAAAGGGATGATCAGTACACCCGAGGACAGCTGGCAGACGCGGCAGGCGCATATGCGTTCTGGGCTTACACCTGCAACATGGAGCACTACAAGGTAACTACCGTTCCGCCATCCTGGCCATGGAGCCCTGAGCACTGGAATCCTACCGATCAACGGAAAATGCTCGTCAGAGCCGGCGCGCTGATTCTAGCCGAAATCGAACGCCTGGATCGCCAGCGTGCGCGTGAGGTGATCGCATGAGCTCACCCCGCTGGGTACTGATCAATCGCGCCGCTGAACTGACCGGCTACTCCGAAGACGCCATTCGCCACAAGGTAAAAAATGGGACCTGGGCGCAAGGTCGCATCTGGCGGAAGGCCCCCGACGGCCGCATTACCATCAACATCTCAGAGTATGACAAGTGGGCCGAGAGCGCATCACAAGTGGCCTAGAGGCCGAACTGGCTAAGCACACTGGCATCGAGATTCACGGTGGCAATCTGCGAATCGTCTTCATGTGGCGCCGCATCCGCTGCCGCGAGTCTCTCGGCCTACCGGTAACCAAAGCCAACATCAAACACGCCGCTCTTCTCAGGGCGGCGATTCTTCACGAAATCAAACTTGGCACCTTCGAGTATGGACGGCACTTCCCGAACTCGAAGCATGCAACCAACTACAGCAATGCGAAGGACGAACGCCTAGAGGCACTGGCAGAGCGGTACAAACCTCTCAAGGCCATCGACATTACCCCAATGACCGAGGAGAAATACGCCTACGCTATCGACATTTGTGTGGCCCTGGTTGGCGGGGATCGGCTGGCTGGAATCTTGCTGCCTGAAGACATCCACGTTCTTCGCGCCCGCCTGATAGAAACGCGGGCGCCATCTACTGCCAACCACTATCTTGCCACCTTCGCAGGCTTTCTAACCTGGTGCGAGAGCAATAACTACTGCATGGCCGGTCTCGCCGGCGCCTGCACACGATTCGCAATGAGTGACAAGGAACCTGACCCGCTTACCCATGATGAGTTCGATCTGCTCATCTCGAACGGGTGCCTGCACCCCCAAGATGCTGCTGCCATTACGCTGGCGGTGTACACCGGATTGCGACCAGGAGAACTCTGCGCGTTAGCGGTTGAAGACATCAACCTTCAGGCTGGCAAGATAGAGATCACCAGAGCGATCACAGCTGACGGCTCATTCAAGACGCCAAAGACGGGAAAGCCTCGCACCGTACTTCTGATGGAACCAGCTTTAGAAGCGTGCCGTACGCTGCTTGAAATCGTCATGAACCATCCCAAGCGAGACATCAGGGTCTATCAAAATCGTCATGAATGGCGGGAGATATCTGTAACCCCTCTCCTATCACCGAGCACCCAGGCAAGAAAAAGAGGAATCAACGAGTGGTTTGTGTCCACAGCTTGGAATACCAAATGGGCAGCGATCCAGCGCAGGGCCGGCATCAGACCTCGGCGACCCTACCAAACGCGCCACACTTACGCATGCTGGTGCCTGACAGCTCGAGGCAACCTGGCGTTTATCGCAAAACAGATGGGACACAAGGACTTCACCATGCTTGTGGAAGTTTATGCGAAATGGATGGACTCAGAGTCCGACGAGGAGCTTACTCGAATCTGGGAGGGGATTAGTGGAAAAACAAAGCGGCTACTTAAGTAGCCGCAGACGATCTTCTGTTCGGGATTTGATATCTTTAGAAACTTCTTCCTTCGCATCAGCAACGAGATTATTGAGAGCAAATGAATGCACATCATATATCTGGAAAGGCAAAAGCAAGACTCTATAACACCCAAGGGCAAAAAAAGCTGAAGACATAACTACCAACACGGTTACGACTATCTCTGGAACACCTTGAGCCTTTGCCTTGCTGGCAACCATTGTCAATACGCAAAAAAGCAGGCACATCAAGAACGCAAACAAAGTATTCATTTGCGACATCAGCATATACCGCGTCTTATGGGCATACAATGCAGTTTGCTCATAAGACATTTTGCTAATGAACTGGCTCCGACCGGAGAATAACATCGCCGTGATGACAAATCCCATGATCACGCCGTCAAATGCAATGACAGCATTCAAGAGATTATCATCAACAAAGCCTGAACCAAAATAGCCCAGCACTCCACCAATCACTAGAACTGCGAAGTTCCAAGCAAGATAGATGCCATTACTAGCTCCAGACTTAGCGACATCTGCGAGTTCATCCCTCACCAGCTTCGCGTTTCTTACTTCTTCGGGAATTAGGTATAAATATTTCATTGTCTGCCAGCGCTCCAGATTCGTCCAAAATCCTTTTACCATCTGCTCCGGGCGTGCAAAGCTCTTCCAAGTAGAGCACCATTTTACGCTTTAGTTCAGCTTGACTGGGGTTACGACCACCCACGTCTTCGACATGAACCGTTTGCTTAATCTTAAATTTGGACAGCCCCCTGATCGAGGATCCATCGCTGAGATGGATGATAACACTCTCAACCTCATCCTGCTTCTGCGCCTCGTCGTAAGCCTCAATTACCTTCTTCGTAGGCAATTTGTCCTTCGACCGCCAGTCCACGGTCATCAATCCAGACGACGGCATATAACCACGGACATTCGAAAGCAGGCCTATCAATGCGCTTTGGCTATTTGGATCCACCTGAGTCACCCCCACAGTGAAACCCACAGCCCCACCCGCGCGGTCAATTTCTTTCGATAGCTGCTTTGTAACTGCATCTGTCATGAAGAAAGTACCCTTTCTTCCCAACCCAGCTTTTCGCGCCATCTTATTTAGATAGCGCTGAATATTATAGACCCCGCCAGTACTCCGCGTACTTTCAACAATTGCTGAATGACCATATGCAAGCACGTGAGCGATATGAATAAACTCCCGCTTCTCGCCATCACCATCAACGTGCCCTGCCGTATCAACTATCGCATTTTCCTTGTCCGGATCAGGTGTCAAGGTCTGGGGAATTACACCTGGCTCATAGGACCACACTTCAAAAATGCAAGTTTTATCGTCCAACTCTTGATAGTTATTAAAAAATGTACAGAGATCGGGAATAAATTCGTCATCTATTCGACTGCCCGTCTCATCCATCCGTTCACCTACGGTAGTAAACGTATCTGCAAGAAACTTCATGAGCATAGGAAGTGTATTGTCATTACCATCCTTAAGCTCTGAAAACTTCACAGGCTTCAGCTGCAGCGTCCGGCTAATGAGTTTTTTTTCTGAATCGGTCATGCGGGTCCCTTTGAGCACATCGCGAACGCCATCCCACTGGCTGCTGCAAGCGGAAGAGTGAAAATTCGGGCATCATAGCCGCACACTAGGGCTATGACGAGTCAAATGATAGCCAAAATGCTGGCACTCTCGGGGCGGAAACCAATGGTACAATGCCCCAATTTTGCCCCACCCTTGATCGAAAAACTCGCCAAGCCCTTGATGAATAAAGCAATTTCGGACTTCACCGCACACACACCGATGATGCAGCAGTACTGGAAGCTGAAAAACCAGCACCCAGACCAGCTGATGTTCTACCGCATGGGCGACTTCTACGAAATCTTCTACGAAGATGCGAAAAAAGCCGCGAAACTGCTGGATATCACCTTGACCGCCCGCGGTCAGTCGGCCGGCCAGTCCATTCCCATGTGCGGGATCCCGTTCCATTCGCTCGAAGGCTACCTGGCCAAGCTGGTCAAGCTGGGCGAATCGGTGGTGATCTGTGAGCAGATTGGCGACCCAGCCACCAGCAAGGGCCCGGTGGAGCGCCAGGTGGTGCGCATCATCACCCCTGGCACGGTCAGTGACGAGGCCCTGCTCGACGAGCGCCGCGACAACCTGATTGCCGCGCTGCTCGGCGACGAGCGCCTGTTCGGCCTGGCCGTACTGGACATCACCAGCGGCAACTTCAGCGTGCAGGAGATCAAGGGCTGGGAAAACCTGCTGGCCGAGCTCGAGCGGCTGAACCCGGTCGAGCTGTTGATCCCGGACGACTGGCCGCGCGATTTGCCTGCGGAGAAACGCCCTGGCGCCCGCCGCCGCGCACCGTGGGACTTCGACCGCGACTCGGCGCGCAAGGCCCTGTGCCAGCAATTCGCGACCAAAGACCTCAAAGGCTTCGGCTGCGACAAGCTGACCCTGGCCATCGGTGCCGCCGGCTGCCTGCTGACCTACGCCAAGGAAACCCAGCGCACCGCCCTGCCCCACCTGCGCAGCCTGCGCCACGAGCGCCTGGACGACACGGTCATCCTCGATGGCGCCAGCCGCCGCAACCTGGAGCTGGACATCAACCTGGCCGGCGGGCGCGACAACACCCTTCAGTCGGTGATCGACCGCTGCCAGACCGCCATGGCCAGCCGCCTGCTGAGCCGCTGGCTGAACCGCCCGCTGCGCGACCTCAAGGTACTGCAGGCACGCCAGGATTCGATCCGCTGCCTGCTCGACAGCTATCGCTTCGAGAAGCTGCAGCCGCAGTTGAAGGAAATTGGCGATATCGAGCGGATCCTCGCTCGCATCGGCCTGCGCAATGCCCGCCCGCGCGACCTGGCGCGCCTGCGTGATGCCTTGGGCGCATTGCCCGAGCTGCAGAACGCCATGACCGAGCTCGAGGCACCGCACCTTGCGCGCCTGGCAGCCATCACCGGCACCTACCCGGAACTGGCCAGCCTGCTGGAGCGGGCGATCATCGACAACCCGCCGGCGGTGATCCGCGACGGCGGCGTGCTCAAGGCCGGCTATGACAATGAGCTGGACGACCTGCTGGCGATCAGCGAAAACGCCGGCCAGTTCCTGATCGACCTGGAAGCCCGGGAAAAGGCTCGCACAGGCCTTGCCAACCTCAAGGTCGGCTACAACCGCGTGCACGGCTACTTCATCGAGCTACCGACCAAGCAGGCCGAGCAGGCCCCAGGCGACTACATTCGCCGGCAGACGCTCAAGGGCGCCGAGCGCTTCATCACCCCGGAGCTGAAGGCATTCGAGGACAAGGCACTGTCGGCCAAGAGCCGCGCCCTGGCCCGCGAAAAAATGCTGTACGACGCCCTGCTGGAAACCCTCATCAGCCACCTGGCGCCGCTGCAGGACAGCGCCGCTGCCCTGGCCGAACTGGATGTACTCAGCAACCTGGCCGAACGTGCACTGAACCTTGACCTGAACTGCCCGCGCTTCGTCGACGAGCCGTGCCTGCGCATCGTGCAAGGCCGCCACCCGGTGGTGGAGCAGGTATTGACCACGCCGTTCGTGGCCAACGACCTGGGCCTGGACAACAGCACACGCATGCTGATCATCACTGGCCCGAACATGGGCGGTAAGTCCACCTACATGCGCCAGACCGCCTTGATCGTGCTGCTGGCACACATTGGCAGCTTCGTGCCGGCGGCCAGCTGCGAGCTGTCGCTGGTCGACCGCATTTTCACCCGCATCGGTTCCAGCGATGACCTGGCCGGCGGGCGCTCGACGTTCATGGTCGAGATGAGCGAAACCGCCAACATTCTGCATAACGCCACCGACCGCAGCCTGGTGCTGATGGACGAAGTCGGCCGCGGCACCAGCACCTTCGACGGCTTGTCGCTGGCCTGGGCCGCCGCCGAGCGCCTGGCCCAGCTGCGTGCCTACACGCTGTTTGCCACGCACTACTTCGAACTGACCGTGCTGCCGGAGAGCGAGCCGCTGGTGGCCAACGTGCACCTGAACGCCACCGAGCACAACGAACGCATCGTTTTCCTGCACCACGTGCTGCCTGGCCCTGCCAGCCAGAGTTACGGCCTGGCCGTGGCGCAACTGGCCGGCGTACCGACAGTGGTCATCCAGCGTGCCCGCGAACACCTGGGGCGCCTGGAAACCACCAGCCTGCCGCACGAGCAGCCCCCGGCCGCAAAAGCCAAGGATGCGCCGCAGGTACCGCACCAAAGCGACCTGTTCGCCAGCCTGCCACACCCGGCCATCGAGAAGCTGGGCAAGCTGCAGCTGGACGACATGACCCCGCGTCAAGCTATCGAAATGCTATATCAACTAAAGAACCTGTTATAA